ACGTCTTGCATGTTCTCTCCTTACTCTTGTAATGTAGCCCGGCGATCACAGGCTGTCAAGTGTTTTCACCAAACAAAGTTTCCACACTTATCAACTTTCAAGCCTTCTGATTTCAAGATTTCTTCGGCAACCAAAAAGGCTGGCTCGGCTTGTTCTTCTTTCAATGTTTGATAGTAGTAACGAAACTTCCTTCTAACGAAATGAAGAGCATCATTTCTACGGGCAAAACTTTTGTTTAGTTCTGTTTGTTCAGCACAAAAATTAAGAATTTGCTCTTTTGCTTGCAGCACAGCATAGGAAGTAGGGCTGTAAAATTTTTCTTGTTTCATCCTAAGCCGCTGTGAATGAGTTAGTTCTTCACTCATTTCTCTCTCCTTACTCTTGTAATGTAGCCTGACGATCACAGGCTGTCAAGGACTTTCTTTCATTTCTCTCGCGATGAGGGCGGCAACTTCTTGTCGCTGTTCATCTGGCGGGATGGTCCTGTAAAACTTTGTCTGCATGAAACTTGGTGTGTTTCTGGTCAAGTCTTCGATTTGTTCCGTAGAAAGGGGAACAGGAGTCCTGCTACTGGCAAACTTTACTGTCGGTGTTGGATAGCGAAAGGCTGCCGGACCACCACTTTTCAAGACATAAGTGAAATCAAATCCACGATAAAGGCAGTCAAAATGCTCTTTGTCAGCCAACTGTTTCATCACACTTCTTCCCCAACCAAAGATAACCGGCTCGGGATTATCATCAACAAATGCTGGCATGAGAAATCTTTGTTTTGCAAAGAGTGTTTTGGCTATCCTGTCTTGTTTTGGTTGCGCATTGGTTGCTTTCAGTTTTGCTTGTTTCCACATATCTGAGGCAGCATCGCAAATAAGACACTGGCGACCAAACAAATGCTTTTCGCATACAATACCATTTCTGTGATTCGGTAGATAGTAGTGAAAATGATAGGCTTCATCAAGCCAATCTTTCTTGATGAACGGTCTTGGTCTAAAGAGGCGAACTTTGTATTCACGATCCTGTTCAGGACGAAAAGCCTTCATTTTTGCTCCTTATGCTGGTGATCTAACCGGACGATCGCGGGCTGTCAAGTGGTTTCTGTGCTCTCCAGCACGAGTTTTTTAACAACTTTCTTCAAGCCCGGATTGATGTTGAGAGCGTGAGGCATTAGGGTGTGCCTAATGTAATTACGACGATACTTTGTGTCTCCGTTGCTGGGATCATCGATCGTGGGGACACCTTTTCTCACACACCATAGAGTAAAGTCCCTCTTTTCTGTTGTGATGAAAGGGCGAATAAACTGATCTCTTTTGTGTGGGATCAGAAAAGGCTTACCATTCAACGCAGTGAAAAGGTAAGTTTCTACTTGATCGTCCAGATGGTGTGCTGTGATGATAGGCAGTTCGGTTGCCCACTTGAAAAACTCGTATCTTTGATCACGCCACCATGCTTCGTGAGAAACACCAGCAGGCATTTCTTTTTGGCAGGTGCCGACCATCAGATCAAGGCTGTGTCTTTCACAATACTCACGAACAAGTGCCTCTGCTTTTGGAGCATAAGGCGTGCCGTGATTGTAGTGAAGAACAAGAACATCGTGCTTCCTTCGTAGGAAGTCCAACACAGCCATAGAGTCAATACCGCCACTTACAGCGATGGCTACTCTCTTTGGAATCTTACCTGTAATGTGAATCATTCTTCGTTCTCCGTATTGTCAAAAATACTGCTTTCGCTGAGAAGTATGTAGAAAAGTGCTCCGAAAGCGACGAGTTCGCTCGCTGTTATGAATGAAGTTTCGATCATTCTACTTTCTCCAAGGTGTAAATATACATCCAACGAGGATTCATTTTGCCTCTGTAACCGAGCCAAAAAACCTTTTTGGTTGGTACGGTTGGGTGTTCCTCGACAACAAATCCATAACCATAATGTTTGTGTACTTCATTGTCGAGTGATCTCACAAGGTCGCCTACTTTCATTCTACTTTCTCCAAACAGCCCAATGGGATCGAAAAGTTTGTTTGTTTTCCTTTCGCTATGTGCGCCCAATTACCGTCTATCATGGTTACCAACCAAATACCTTTCCACTCTTTGGTGGGTGAATTCGGGCGCTCAAACCAACAGCCGTATTCTTTATCTATTTTCACAAGGTCGCCTACTTTCATTCTTCGTTCTCCTTATGCTGCTTCTTTTTCTTCTTCGTCAAAATCTCTGAAGAAGATTGCCTTTGTGCAAAGTTCGCACTCTCCGTTACGATGCCACCAAGTAAAATGCCCACAGTCCATCTTCTTTGGTCCGATGTCAGCATCGGCAGGGATAGGCTTGTAAGGGCAGTTCTTTGCTGTGTGGTCATCTTCCTCGCCACAAGAGCGACAGCGCTGCTTACGCTTCTTCTTGGGTTCTTCAACAACAACGACCTCTTCTTCCTCTTCCTGCTCCACCTCTTCGATGATTTCAAGTTCTGGACAGGTGCGTCGGTTGTGTCCGGTTTCTCCGCAGTTTCCGCATTTTCTCATAGTTTCCCCATGGCGCAGTTGTTATCGTCAATAGTCCAATAGACCCGCTTGATACCTACATGGCTCATTGCAGCGGTACACATGGAACAAGGCTTTGAAAGCCGGAAGCCTTCATCTTTGCCAACACGCGCAACATAAAGGGTTGCCCCTTCTGTCACGGTCCTGTCAAGCCCAAGAATAGCACCCAACTCTGCGTGGAGAGTAGCGATACCATCATGTTCTGTGCAGAAGCGAGAACCAAACGATACCAGTCGATTCTTATTGCAACTGGTGTTGATGACGGAACCACCCTTTACCAAGACAGCGCCGTGCTTATAGTCAGTCTGTGCTGAACACAGGGCTGTCTTGCGTGCGATGTTGAAGTAACGTGCATTACGACCACGATAAGCCATAACACGCTCGGTCAGCGGACCAGCATCGTATTCGCTTGCGAGCGTTGACATTCTCTCTCCTACACCCGTAAGATAACTGGGCGATCGTCTACTGTCAAGGGAAAACTTTATACATTTTTGAGCAGTTTTGTGGGGTGCCAGATTTCTTTGTCTTTGTGCCATAGGCAAGCCTTATCACCATAATCTGATGGCGGCTTGTGCCACCTAACGAGTGTAAAATCTGTCTTCAACTTTGTAATCTTTTCTCCACCCTTTTGATAAGAATAAGCCGTGTTCCAACTAAAAAATTGCCTTAGAAGTTCATGGTCAAGTTTTGGGTTATTTTCCATGATCTTCTCTCTGATTGCACCAATAGCGTCAGAGCGCAAAGACCACAAAACATTTACGTGTTGTGGGCTGGAAAACATAAACTCTGGATGGCTCTTGTCATAAAGTTTGTGCCATGCATCTACAAGGTCAAACTCTGCGTATAGGTTGATGTCTCGGACACGTTCCAGAGCAATACCTTGCCCCTTTACATTCCTCCTACTCATGCAGACAAGAGAGCCTGCGTCGATTCGGTTTGCCATTTATCCTCCGTTGGCTTTGCTGACGACCTCAAAGCCGTCATGTATCATGTGTAGTATCTGGTGTGTGCTTGTATCCAGTCTCACCAGCACGACTGACATTGGGTCACTTTTGGAAACTTCTATTACTATTCCGTATGCCCAAACTGCGTCTATGGGAAAAGTCTCGCCGCTCTCGCTTGCTTCATAGACTCTGTAATCTATAATCCATTTTACAAGGTCACCGGGCGAGATCTCTTCCACATAGTAAGTATGCTACTGTTCGAGAGAAAGCAACTCTAACTGTAGTTCGTCAAAGCCGCCGACCAACAACTCAGAAGCAGCCATGGTGTTGTATTTTGTGATGACTGGGTAGGTATTCCAGTTTTTGTGCTTCTTGATGTCTTCTCGGTATGTCTTTGACCAGTCCATACTGACCCAAACATACTCAATGTCTTTCTCCATGCATAGCGCCTGTGCGCGTAGACAGTGGGGGCAGTCAGTAACACCGTAAATCACATACATTAGACGCCCCAGTATTCAGGGCTGGTCTCGTCCTCCCAATCTTCCCACTCGTCCCAGTTCCAAGCCATTTCTTGGTCAAAAGGGTTCTCACACTCCATGTGTTCATACATAGCGAGAAATGCGTTGTGGTCACGATCAGTCATAGTCACTCCTTTAGTTTGGTTTTGAGAATCTTGGCTCGGTGGCGTCCGCCTTGCAGCACGACCACCACGTCACACTTAGAATATAACACGTTGCGGAGCGTTGTCAAGTCAGGATCGACCCATCCGTCCTCGGTGCGTAGCATAACCTTGCTTTGCCCTCGGTTAGCCAGTCGGATCGCGTCACGATAAGCGGCTGCAAGGGAAGAATAGACACCATGAAAAGTGTCGTCTGTATCAAAGAGACAGTAAGTATAAATCTTGGTCATTTACCACACGCTTTGCATCGTGACACAAACTTCTGCCTCTTCTCCTTCATGCCTATCTTTATTTTCTTAAAGTTCTCGGCACGATCTTTAATGACCTTACCGTTATGTAGAGCCTTGATGTGGCTCCCTGTGTATGCTCCACACAACACAATTGCTTGTGAAGGAACATAGAATATGTATTCACCCGGATGTGGGATTGCTTCTTCTGTTATGTCGTAAAATTCCATTAGTCGTCCAATGTCATTGACTGGTCGTATGCTTTGTATTTTAGTTTGGTTAATGTATCAAGAAGATCGTTACGGCGCAAGAGTTTGAATGCAATATTCTCAGGACTAAACTCCATAGCCTCCGTATCAAGCCCTGCTTGCCTCATGTTGCGTATCTTTTTCTTTATACGGTCAACATGCCTTTGAACTTTTTCAAACTGTCCACGGTCAAACATGGCGCTTATAGAGTTAATCTGTTGCTCTATGTCGGAGGCTTTCTTCTTGGCTGTCTCAAGGTCGATTGTAGTATCCATGCGCTCAGGCTTGTTAAGCCATTCGTCTTCCATGACAGAGTAGACGCCAGATGAAGAATGTTCTTCTTTTGTGTTCTCGACATAAAGTTCTACTTCGTAGCCCTTGATTCTTATGTCGTGGTTCTCGTTCCAACGTAGGCGCTTGGCATCAAACATTTCTTTGACCAACTCTTCGTTGTCGTCCAATTCTTCAAAGTCAACAACAATGTGAAGATCAATGTCTGAATACTTTGACCAGTGATAGTTTGCGAGTGAGCCTGTAAAGCGAACGTCCTGCACAGTTACATTGAAAGGTAAGCCATCAATGAAATCATTTGCAATCTCCATTAACTTCTTGCTAACAAATGAACGCAACTTTTCATCTTTCCAGATGCGTGGTTCCAACTCATCATTGATCTGGAATCCCTCTGGATCAACTTCAAGAACCTCAAAGCGCAAACGATCTGTGCCTGCACGTTGGGTCTTGTTGTTATATGGAGCGCCTGAAGATAAGTTCTTATGCCCTGCGACCGTAGAATAGATATCATTCTTTCGTCTCTGGGTTTTATACTTCTTTTGTGCCTTGCTCTTGAATGGAGTAGGCTCAGGTCGCTTTCTGCTATCAGGTTTCCTCTGGCTCATTTTTCTTTACTTCTCCTGTCGCAGTGTAAATAGTCTGTCGCCCATCATCATAGGTTATGATTGTTCCATTTGTTGGGTGAGAACTAACATGAATCTTGATAAAGTCATCAAAATTATCAAAGAAAGCAATACTTCCTCGTGGGGCTGGCGTCAGCCAGTGTATCACGGTGTGTCCGGTTGCGAAAACGCAACCTTCGATAACAACGCCTTCTCCTGAAATACCTGTTTCATCGCTCTGGCGACAAACAGTAAACGTGGTCATGCCCTGTGGGGCTTTGTTGGTCAGCTTCTTGGGCTTGAGGTCTTCTACCTCGGTGCTGACTGCCTCAACGGCTTCTGACATTAAGCATCTCCTACTGGTTTTTGCTTTAAAAGTTGATCGACAAAGT